ATCCTGTTTTAGGTAAAATTATTGGAGATGCTTTTAGAGCAGTTAATGAGACGGGTATTGTTATGATGGAATCATCATCATTAGCTGAAACAGAAGTTGAAGTTCTTGATGGTGTGCAATATGATAAAGGATTAGTTAATTCACATTTTGTAACTAACCACACTAAAAAGACGGCAGAGTTAGATAATCCTCAAGTATTGATTATAGAATCTCCGGTTGAAAATATTAGACAAATACAATCGGTATTAGAATACATTATAAAAACAAATAAGTCTTTACTTATTATTGCGGATATGGAACCGGTTGTTATATCGGCTTTAGCAATGAACAAAGTTAAGGGTAATATAAAAGTTAATGTTATTAATGCGCCGACATACGGAATAAGCAAAAAAGATATGTTATCTGATTTAGCATTGTTAACCGGCGCTACTGTTATTAACGAAGACTTAGGAGACGATATGGATTTAATCCAATCTGAATATTTGGGAACATGCTTAAAAAGCATAACCAGTGATGCTGAAACTATTTTGCAAGTTGGGGAACCTAATGAGGAAGTGGTTAAGTTAATAGAAGAAATAAAAACAAAATTACTAGAGAATAATCCTCCAGGTGAAGTTATTAGACTAGAAAGAAGATTGGCAAGGTTGTCAGCAAAAGTAGCTATTGTAAAAGTGGGCGCTAATTCTGATATTGAGTTAAAAGAAAAAGCTGATAGAGTTGAAGACGCAATTTGTGCAACTAAAGCAGCAATTAAAGAAGGTATTATACCAGGTGGCGGAATTGCATTATTAAATGCATCATTAGCAATAGACACAACAAATGAAGCTGATAAAGTTTTACTTAGAGCTATTAAGGCACCATTTAAAACAATATTAAGTAATGCTGGAATTGATACTGTATATAATTTTGACCACCCAGGTGTAGGATTGAATGTTATAACCGAAGAAGTAGTCGACATGATTAAAGCCGGCATTATTGATCCTTTATTAGTTACAAAGTCAGCATTAAGAAATGCGGCATCAGTTGCGGTTACAATATTATCAACCGATTGTGTAATCAATAATTTACGTGTAAATGAAGGCAATAGGTAATAATATAATCATACAGCCAAAAAAGGTAGTAACTGATAAAACAAAAGGAGGCCTTATGCTAATTGAAAAAGATAAGGAAGATATTAGATATAAAGAAGCAGTTATAGTATCAGTTAGTGATGACATAAAAGCAGTATCTGCTGGAGATGAGATATACTACGATAAACACGCTGGACACGGTATAGAGTTTGATGGTGATAAGTATACTATTATAAAGTTGCAGGATATAGTTGTTGTATTATGAAAAGATTCGAAGCTAAGGACATAAAAGAACTTAACTTACTTAAAAATTATAGGATAATACGGAAGTGGGCATGTAGGAATAATAACCTAACTGACGCTGATCTTGAATTGCTAATACACTTTGATTGTATGGACTTCTTTACGAAGCAAGACTTTAAAATAGGTACATATTCATACAGTTGGGATAACAGACGATGGAATTCATTATTAAAAGAAGGATGGATAGTTGTTTGGAGGCCCAGAAATCATACAACACAAAAATACCATATATACAAGGTTTCTTTTAAGTGCAAACAGTTAATAAGTAGAATGTACCGCATAATGCTCGGTATTGAAGAAATACCTACTAGCACACAAAGGAACCCTATAATGAAGGGTAAAACATATACTGATACAGTATTAAAAAAAGCAATAGAAGACGTTAATAAAAATAATTAATATGATAGATCCTTATAATCCAAATCCAAATCCAAATCAATTGCAATATAATGGTGTGAATCCAAATGCAATGAGCAATATGTCTGCGCTACAAGGCGTTAATGGAACACAAATGCCAGGTACATTTAACAGAGTGCCTAATACGCAATTCAATCCAGCCACCCAATATGTTGCTCCAAATATGCCAGTTGCAAATCCACAAAATGTGCAAACTCAAATTATGCCAAATAATAACCTACAAACATATTAATTATGAACATAAACATTAAAACGCACCCAATGGACTCTCATGATAAACTAGCTAAAACTTCAGGGGTTGGGGCTAATGCTTTATGGAATGGTCCTTTTAATACTGACTCTTTACCAAAAGGAAAAGGATCAAGTTCTGGGAAAGACGGAATTATTTTAAATAACGACAAACCAATGGCTTGTGGTTGTGCAATTACCCAAAGAGCAAAAGGTCGTTACAATGGGGCATACTGATTTAAAAATATACATATTTAACGGGACTACCATGGTTATAAGCATGACTGCTATAGAGCCTGCTTTAAAAATAATGTTATTACTGGTTTCTATTGGCTACACCGTTAATAGATGGATAACGCTATATACAGATAAAAAGAACAATAACAAAACTGAAAAATAATTATTATGGGTAAAATGGTAACAGAAAAAGCAAATGGAGAAAAGTATGCTTCTAAAGCAGCTATGGCTAAACACGAAAAAGGCGAAAGCAAAAAAATGCAAATGAAAGAAAAAGTTGCAGCAAAAAAAACAATAATTAAAAAGAAAAAATAAGATGCCATATACTCAAAAACCAGGAAGAGGTAATAGCCCTAAAACAGGAAGTGGATTACCGGCTCAATTAAACAACGGTTCAGCTAATGCAATAGACCCGTTTTATTCAGCAATGCCAAGCCCAGGTGCGTTTGCTAAGGATTCGGATAAGATGACTTATGACGAAAGAAAAAGTAATGCAAAACTACATAATCCTAAATCAGAAAACTTTGTAAAAGACCCCATAGGAGGAGTTATTTATGATCAAAAATTAAAGCAATATGTTCCAAAGCCAGTGACTGCTACTTTTCAAACAGGGCTTGGATCAGGTAAACCTATAGGAATGAGCACAACTAATTTGCACGTAGGGGGAAAATTGGTTGGTAATTTGCCAAAAGGTTCGCCTATGATAAAAGAAGCTTACTCAAGGTTTGTTAGCGATTCATTAGATACAACAGCTGATAGGAGAGTTAGGGCTCTTGAATACAATCAAAAAATGAACAACCTTCCAGCTCCAAATAAAGAGTTCTATAAGGCAGCAGATGCTGCAAATGAAAAAATAAAAAACCAAACAATTCAACAAAAAGTAAAAAAGGGCACCGTAAGACCAGTGGAAGAACACGGGTATAATTGGGGCGAAACTAAAAATTACAATATTTCGAGTGCTATCAGAAACTATGTTACATCGTCCAACTCCTCTGGGGTTGACAATTGGCTTAAAAAACCAGGTCAATAAAATATTAATTATTAAATAATAAAATCAAATGAAATCAAAAGCAAAAAAAATTACAGCAGAACAATTAGAAAAAATTGTTAAAGGACAAAAAGATTTGCAAGCATTGCTAACTAATATTGGTGTTGTGGAATCACAGAAACACGGTTACTTACACCAATTAGCAGACGTAAACAAATCTGTTGAAGAGTTCAAAAAAGAAATCGAAGCTGAATACGGTCCAATTAATATTAACCTTGAAGACGGATCTTATACTGAAATAGTAAAAGAATCAAAAGAGTAATATAATGGATACGGTTGTAAGAAAAATAAGTATAGGTTCAGACTATAAGAATGATGCAATGCATTACTCTATAGGACAAACGGTATATGGAGGCCATGAGATCTCGCATATATTGTTTAATGAGCTTGACAATTCTTATAATATTCACATAAAGAAAGGAGATGAGATAATGCCATGGAAGAAATTCAACTCTAACATGGCTATATCTGTTGAATATGATTTAGAGTATTAATGAGAAGTATATTCAGTTTTATAGTTGAGCCATTAGGCGAAAGATATGAAAACAGCATTAAGGTAGATAATAAAGAATTATTGCTAAATACGAAAATAGAAAGTTTTAAATCTGTTAATAATGTAGCGGTTGTGATAGCAACTCCTTTAGCATTCAAAACAGAAATTAAAGAAGGAGATTTAGTAGTAATTCACCATAATGTGTTTAGAAGGTTTTACGATATAAGAGGCAAAAGCAAAAATGGTATGTCTTATTTTAAAGATAATAAATATTTTTGTAATGCCGACCAAATCTATCTGTATAAAAATGATAAAGAATGGATTGCTTTTAATGATAGATGTTTTGTAAAACCAATAAAGAATAATGATTGTTTTAAAGCAAATAAAGAGAGAGAACTTATTGGTATATTAAAATACGGAAATGAGTCCTTAAACAAGCTTAAAATCAACCCTGGAGATCTAGTAGGCTATACTCCTAATGGTGAGTATGAGTTTATTGTAGAAGGCCAGCGGTTATATTGTATGAAATCTAATGATATTGTAATTAAATATGGATACAAAGGAGACGAAGTTGAATATAATCCAAGCTGGGCACAAAGCGGTATTGGAGCTAATTAAAGTTGCGGAGGAAGCTATATTAGATAATGGAGATGACGATTTAGCAGCAGACAAATTAAAGAATGCTGCAGCAACAAAAAAATTAGCAATATTTGATGCGTTTGAAATTCTTGCTAGAATAGAAGACGAAACAAAAATGATTGAGGAAGCTTCTAAAGAAACTGTAGCAAAACCATTTAAAGGATTTGCAGAAGGGAGATCTAGATAATGTATGAACAAACTTTATACAAAGTATTAACAGACTTTATAAAACCCGCTGTTATTAAGAAAAACAATAGGTTGAATAAATGGAAATACGGGTACGATAAAGATTACGATGTAGTTGTTATCAGTAAGACCGGCAAGATTGGAGAAATATACGAAATACAAAATCTTAGAATTGCATTACCATTAATAGAAGATGCCTATAAAAGATCTGAAGTAAAAGAAGAGCAATATTGGGAGCAAGCACCATATCCAAAAGAATTAGATAAAATAAAGAACGTTGGGGATTGGAATAAACATCCTGATAGTTTTAAAGAATATTGGTACGATTACATAGATCTGGAATTCAAAAGAAGAGACGAAGGATTTTCATATTACAGCAACGGTTCACCAACATATATAACAGGTACACATTATATGTACCTGCAATGGAGCAAGATAGACGTTGGAGCAGCAGATTTTAGAGAGTCAAATAGATTATTTTTTATATTTTGGGAAGCTTGCAAAGCGGATCCAAGATGTTACGGAATGTGTTATTTAAAAAATAGACGTTCTGGATTTTCATTTATGTCGTCCGCTGAACTTGTAAATCAAGCAACAATATCAAGCGACTCAAGATTTGGTATACTATCAAAATCTGGAGCTGATGCTAAAAAAATGTTTACCGACAAGGTTGTGCCTATATCAGTTAACTATCCTTTCTTTTTTAAACCTATCCAAGACGGTATGGATAGACCAAAAACAGAATTAGCATATAGAATACCGGCATCTAAACTTACAAGAAGAAAATTAGATTCTAATGAAAAATTAGAAGAGCTTGAAGGATTAGATACTACAATTGACTGGAAGAATACCGGAGACAATAGCTATGATGGTGAAAAATTAAAGTTATTAGTACACGACGAAAGTGGTAAATGGGAAAAACCTGATAACATATTAAATAACTGGCGCGTTACAAAAACAACGTTAAGATTAGGTAGTAGAGTTATTGGTAAGTGTATGATGGGTTCAAC